CAAGCGTAAGCGTATCGCTGAAGGCTCTGGTGAGAAGATGAGAAAACCTGGCACTAAAGGTGCTCCTACAGCAAAAGCATTTAAGGAGGCAGCAAAAACTGCTAAGAAGAAATGAAAAAGGATTCTAGGCTGGAAAGAGCAGGAGTGTCTGGATATAATCGCCCTAAAAAAACCCCAACACATCCTACTAAATCTCACATTGTTGTAGCAAAGGACGGTGATCAAGTTAAGACGATTCGGTTCGGTCAACAAGGTGTTTCAGGTTCTCCAGAAGGTTCTGCTAGAAATAAATCATTCAAGGCTCGCCACGCTAAGAACATTGCTAAAGGTAAGATGTCTGCTGCGTACTGGGCTGATAAGGTGAAATGGTAATGGCTACATTCTTAGACTGCATCAATGGTGTTCTACGCCGTATACGAGAGACAGAGGCTATCACGCCAACTGATACAGCCTATGTTAAGTTAATTGGTGATTTTGTTAACGAAGCTAAGAGAGAAGTTGAAGATGCTTGGAACTGGTCTGTGCTTCGTACAACAAAGACAATCACCACTGCTAACGGTACACAGAACTACGAAATACCTACCACTAATCCAAGAGCAAGGTTGTTAGTGGTTTATGTACCATCGCTGAAGAGAGATCTTCAACAAGCTACACAGAATCAAATGCATGAATGGAATAATCTTCAAGGTTCAGTGAATGGAGATCCTTTTTATTTTTCTATTGGTAACAGCACATCATCTACTGGTGTTATTACTCTTGATCTATGGCCTATCCCATCGTCAGTGCTAACGGTAAAGGTAGATTGTGTTATACCACAGGCTGATTTGTCCGCTAGTACTGATGTTGTTTATGTTCCCTCAGAGTTAGTTATTCAAGGTGCTTATCTTCGTGCTATCAATGAACGTGGTGAAGATGGTGGACGTTTAAGCGAACAACAAGCTGATCTATATCGTAAAGCAGTGGCTTCTTACATCTCAATTGAAGCAGAGCGTTACGGTGATGAAACAACCTGGGAGTGGTCATAATGGCTGCTGAGCTACAATCAGTAAGTATTGTTGCTCCAGGCTTTGCTGGTCTCAATACTCAAGACTCTTCTGTAGCTTTACCTAAAGAGTTTGCACTTCGTGCTGAGAATGCTGTTATTGACCAATATGGTCGTATTGCAGCTAGAAAAGGTTGGGATAACGTTAACACTACATTAGGTTTTAACGGTGAAGAACCATCATTGATCTTTGAGATTGTTAAGTCTGATGGTACTACAGTTATCGGTTCTATCGGTGATAAGAAGATCTTCACTGGTACAACAACACTTACTCAGGTTTACTCTGATGCTACCTGGACAGCACAGAACTGGAAAGCAGTAAACTTTAATAGTCATACTTACTTCTTTCAACGTGGTCATGATCCACTGTTGTATGATCATGCTGGTAACACATGGCAGAAGATGTCAGCACATGCTTCTTATTCAGGTACTGTACCATTAGCCAATGAAGTGTTAGCAGCTTACGGTCGTCTATGGGTTGCGGACACCACCACAGATAAGAAGACAGTTACTTGGTCAGATTCATTGATTGGTTACAAATGGAATGGTGGTACTCACGGTTCTATCAGCATTGAATCTGTCTTAACTAATGGCTCTGACAGTATCACAGCCTTAGCAGCCTTTAACGGCTTGTTGATCATATTCTGTAAGAAAAGCACTATCATCTATTCTGGTGCTGAAAGTGATCCTACAACTAACCTTCAGTTAGTAGAGGTTATTGATGGTGTAGGATGTATTGCTAGAGATTCTGTACAAGATGTAGGTAGCGATATCTTCTTCTTGTCTGATACAGGTGTACGTAGTCTAGGTAGAACTATTCAAGAAAAATCAGGACCATTGTTCGATGTATCAAGGAATGTCCGTGATGACTTGATTGTTGATGTGATCACTAATGCAACTACTGATGACATCAAATCTGTGTTCGATGAACGTAACGGATTCTATCTACTTAGTTTACCATCAAGGATCTACACCTATTGCTTTGATCTTAAACAACGACTACAAGATGGTAGCTGTAAAGCAACTACCTGGACTATAGCTCCTAAGTCGTTATTGTCCACCAGAGACAGGAAACTATACATCAGCCGTGTAGGTTATATCGGTGAATATGGTGCTCTGTACTCTGACAATGGCAGTTCATTCAGGTTTGCTTATTACACATCACACATTGATGCTGGTAATGCCTCTATCATAAAGATCTTAAAGAAGTTTGCCATGCTTGTTATTGGTGGCTCTAACACTGAGATCTTCTTAAACTGGGGTACAGACTATTCAGGTAACTACTCAGCAGCTCAGATAGCTTTACCATCAAGACAGCCAAGAGCAGAATACAACATATCTGAGTATAACATAGCTGAATACAATTCAGGAACAATCATCAATCAACTAAGACAACAAGTAAGCGGTTCTGGTAGAGTGTTTCAGATTGGTATTGAAGCCAACATTAGTGCTGATGTATTGTCTATTCAACAAATCGATGCCTTTTTCAAAACTGGTAGAATCGCCTAAGGACAACGAATAATGTTTACAGAAGAGGAAATCAGGAACATACTTCCTGCTAACTGGGACAGATTAGGGGCAGCTGACAAAGCTAAGTTCTTCAAAGATGTAGGTATATCTACAGATAACTTAGTTAGTCTTGGTGTTATTAAACCAGAAGATACTGCTTGGTTTTCTCAAAGAGGTGTTGCAGCAAAGTCAAACATACCTACATTTACTGATCAGATGGGTTTCCAGGAAGATAGTGGAACCATTGTTAGAAGCGCTAAAGATCAGCAAATTGATTGGTTGTTTGAACAAGCTAGGGTTGCTCAGTTAACACCTGCTCAGAGAGCTATTGAAAGTGCTAGGTCCACAGAAAGCTTAGAAGGCGGTAACGAGACACGATACAATCCAGTTAACTTCCAAGGTCGTGATTGGCTTGTTGGGCCTTCAGGTGATAATCTAGTCACTATGTCTACAGATCAGTCAGGTCTATCAGGTAATAATAAACGATATGATGTCTTAGATCCTATCACAGGACAAGTAAGTCAGGTTGTATCTGAAGATCGTTCAATGTGGCAACGATTTGTTAGCGCACTTCCTCAGATTGCTTTAGGTGCTGCTGCTGTTATCGGTGGTCCTGCTTTATTGGAAGCTGCTGGTGGCTTGTTTGGTGGTGGCGCTACTGCACTAGGCGATGCTTCGTTAGCTGTTGCTGGTGTTGAGGGTGCTGCGTCACAAGCTGCTACCACAGCATTTGCTAACACACTAGCAGCTACTGGTAATACTTCTTTAGCTGCTATTGCCGCTGATGTTGCTTCTGGTAATGTAGCTGCTGGTTTATCAGTGGCTGACGCTGTTACTGCTGGTGTAACTGCAGCAACGGAAGGTGCTGCTACTGGTGTTGTAACTGCTACGGGGGAAGTTGTTGGGGGTGGTGGTTCAATCACAGCAAATACTCCAGCATCATTACTTACTCCTTCTGTAGTAACTCCAACACCTACGCCAACACCTACACCAACACCAACACCAACACCAACACCTACACCAACACCTACACCAACACCAACACCAACACCTACGCCAACACCTACGCCAACACCAACACCAACACCAACACCTACGCCAACACCAACACCAACACCAACACCTACGCCAACACCAACACCAACACCTACGCCAACACCTACTCCATTGCCTTTTAACCCAGCATCGTTGTTTACCACAGCAGCTAACACCGTACTACAAGGTTTAACGAACATTAACGCACAGAATGTTCTTGGTGGTTTGATTAGTTCTGGTGCTAACTTAGCAATGATCCAGGATGCTGCTAACAGGCTACGTCAGCAAGGACAACTAACTCAAACAGAATACACTAACTTAGCTAATCAGTTAGGTGGTCAGTATGGTGCAGCAGGAGCAGCGGCTAGGTTAGGTCAAACACAGATTGCTCAAGGTATTCTTCCTTACACACAAGCATTAGGAAGCACAGCACAACAAGGTTTGATGAATGTAGGTCAAACTGCTGCTAACATGGTTGGTCAGTTTACACCTTATGGTGTTACTGGTTCTTTGTTCGGAACTACCTATGATCCTAAGACAGGACAGGTTAACACTGCCTTGACAGAAGATGCAAGAGCTGGTATATATAATCCATTAGCACAGTCTGTTTATCAGTCTATCAATGCTGCTAACATGACTAACGTAGACCAGCTTAGTCAGGATTACTACAACAAGTTAGCTGCATTGTCTGCACCTGAAGTAGAGCGTCAACGCCTTGCTACAGAGGCTAGGTTACGTGCTCAAGGAAGATTGGGTGTAAGTGGTTCAGCTTTTGGTGGTTCTTCACCAGAGCTGTTAGCACAGGAACAAGCCATTGCTAGACAGCAACTAGAAAGAGAGCTACAGTCTAGACAGGCTGCTTTAGGAGAACGTGGTACGCTCCTCAGCCAAGGCACTGCTGCACTAGCACCTATCCAACAGTTAACACAGCAAGAGATGGCACAGGCTCAGTTGTCTGGTCAGTTAGGTCAGCTAGCACAGCAAGGTAGGATCAGTGCAGCAGGATTGTTCGCTCAACCAGCAGCACAAGGTTACATAACACAGGCTCAGACAGGCTTAGCAGGTCAACAGTTAGCTGCTAATGCTCAACAGGCTGGTGTACAGCAACAGTTACAAGCACAGTTAGCTGGTTTGAATGCACAAGGTAACCTACGTAGTCTTGGTCTAGCAGGTAACTTACAAGCTCAACAAGAAGCACTAGCTAGTTTAATGTCTGGTAGACAGAATGTAGCTAATCAGATATTAGGTAACCAAGGTGCTTTAGGAAGTGCTGCTGGAAGTTTACTAGGTAACATACTAAATCCTAATGCTGCTGGAAACATTAATAGCTTAGGTTTTGGTACTGGACTAGGATACGGTAATCAAGATATTGGGTTGTTTATCTAAGGAACAATAATGGCACAGCAACAAAGTCTATTTGGTCCAAGCATCTACGATGTACAACAACAACAGATGCAGCAGGACAGAGAAAACGCAATAGCTCAAGCTCGATTAACACCATATCAAAGCATTAGAGCTGGTGCTGCTATGGCGGGTACACAGGCTGGTAGATCTATTGCAGGGTTGTTCGGTGTGGAAGACCCTAAACTGAAGGAAGCATCAGCTAGGCAGGAACTAAAGAATGCTATCTCAGCACAATGGGATGGACAAGACCCTGTAGAAGCTTACAAGATCATGGCTAAAGAAGCTGCTAGGCTTGGTCTAACACAGGAAGCTATCGCTGCTGCTGCACAGGTTAAGGCTGCTGAAGAGTCTAAGACGATGGGTGAGCTTAAGCGTGGATTGTTAGAGGCTCAAACAGGTCAAGCAGTTGCAAGAGGTAAACAAGCAGAGGCTCAAGCATTAGCTGCTGGTAAACCTAAATCTTCTGACTTAGGTGCTTTACAGGCTGAGAGAAACACCCTACGTACTCGTATGCAAAACTCTACTAGCCCACTAGAACAGGAAGAGTTGAGACAGCAGATTGCTGAGATTGACGCTGCAATTACAATGAAGACCACAAGAGAGGCTAAAGATAAAACACCACCGTCAGTTGGCCAGGATAGAGAAGCCATAGCTCAAGATATGTTTGATACAGATTTTTACAAGTTGACGCAAGAGCAAAAAA